TGCTCTTTTTGATGCTTCATTTGCAGAATCAGAATGCTGCATCATTCTTTTACCACCTAAATCATCATGAGTTCGCTGTGGCTTATTTTGCAAATTAGTATAATGATCACCTGCCATTTGATTTTTGCGTGATGCTTCCACATGTGCATGGTAAGGTTCACTAGATCTTGTAAAAGTATCTGCCTCGCGGGCGTGTTCATCCGCACGGCCATAGTGATGATCAGCCTTGTCGCTTGCAAACTTTTTTACTTGTTCTATCTCTCTAGGATTCATATTTGGAACCCCTCTGCTAGAATATTTGCTACCTCTATCTCGAAAAGGATATTGCCGAGCTTCTTTTAAATTGTCTACTAATTTTGCTGTTACTTTATGCATCGTTTATCCTCCAAGATATCCAACAGATGTTAATTTAACTGTTGCTGCAGCCGCAAATATCTTTTCGTCAGAATTTTTATTTAAGTAAATTACTTCTTTTGGTCCAATAGTAGCAGTTCCAATAGTAACACCTCCTGCTGAACAGCGTGTTACTAAAAGACTAGCAGTATGGCTATTGAATACCCTTACACATTTTGCGCTTGAAAGATTGGTTGCAGCTCCATGCGTAGTAGCCGCATTTACTTCTGAACCCATGAGTGTAACCATTGTCATATTATCTTCCTTTATACTGCTTAATGAATTCTTTAGCCATTGCCATAGCTTCTTTTTCATTTGGATATGTGTCTAATTCATCGCCATCAATTAAAGTCTTAAATTTATTAGGTGCAAGTTTTTGAATAACTACATTTTTGCGGTTAATCTTTACTTTTTTAACTATATTAGAAGCTTCTTGTAAATTAGCTTTTAATTCTTTAAACTTAAGCATCTACTATTTCTTCCTGATTGCCATCAAATATATTACTAGAAACACTAATTCTTTCTTGTTCAATTGCATCACTTAATCTATTATTCAATTGACCTGAAAATATATTAGAAGCGCCCGACAAATCTCCATCACCAATTGCATTAACCATATCCATTAAAGGATTAGCTTCAACTTCCGGTTCATCAAGATCCATATCTTCTTCTGCTGTAGTTTCGATTTCATAATCATTTTCAACTTCATCTTCCATTGTATTCTCCGCTTATTTAGTTATATTTATACATTTAAATCTTTTAAATAATATTTTTTATTGCTGTGGTGGCTCTTCAGTAGCTTGTTGTTGTTGGCTTATTTGCTGTTGCTGAATTGCGGCTTGTTGGTTTGTTTGCTGCTGTTGCGCGTTCATATGATTTTGTATAGCTTCATCTTCATCTTCTTTGTTTTTATCTTCTAACTCATCAACTTGGTCTTTTAATTCTTTCATATTTTCTTCAGATAATTTTAAAACATTCTTCATAACCCAATCTTTTGTAAAATATTCACCTACATATTGACTGACCATATCTAATGTTTGTATTCTTTCTTTTAATATTTCAGACTCTTTCAATTCAGCAAAATGGTTATCTCTATTGTAATTAACACGAATATTTCTTTCCCATTTTGACCAATCAGCTTCAGTTATAACCTTTTTAAGAACTAGCTGTTTCTTCAGGATTTTAAGAAATAGATGTGAAAATCTGTTGCGCAGTCTATCTATAAACTTCTGAAACTTAACTTCATCTCTACTAATTTCAGTTGAACGGCCAATACTAAATCCATTATTTTCTTGATCCAATCTTTGCATTGGCACATTAAGAGCTTTATATAATCGTTTCTGAAAGTAAATAATATCGTCAATCTGTCCTAGATTATCTCCACCTGGAAGACTAGAAATTTCTGTACTTCTATTACCTTCACGGCGTGGTAACCAGAAATCTTCAAGCATTGACATATGTTTACGATCATCTCGTAAGTCACCAGTATTAGCATCATATACTAATTTATTACGATATTTAGCCATGATATTTTTCATGTACTCTTCAGCTTTACCCTTTGGAAGGTTACCTACATCGATATAAAAAATTCTTCTTTCTGGTGCTCGAGCAAGTCTGTAAATGACAAGCGAGTCTTCCATCATTCTTAGTTGATTAACTGGCTTAATAGCCTTTTGTAAATGACTAAGAACTTTTGATCTTTTTTCATCTAATAGTCCAGATGTAACATAACTAATAGAATCTTCAGTAAATTTAACTGCTTGTCTATTTTGTGATGTATGAATAGCCCCAGCGCCACCTTTTCCTGGAGATTCTTGATAAATGTAATACTCTTTTACATTTTCAATAATATCAGCATTTGTTGTTAGATCTTTTTTCTTTTTAATTTCTTTTACTTTACGCATTTTCACTGCATCAATAAAACGAATGTCTTGAATGCCCATTTTTTCATTATTTGGATCTACAACTAAATGATGATAAATTTTACCGTCGACATACCATCTACGAAAGATGTCATGACCATCTTCAGAAAAATTTAACATTCTTAAAATATTTTCAAATTCTTCTGATATTTGATTTTTAATATTTTCACTGGCTTCAATTTCAGCTAATTCTAGAGAAACACCAGGACTTTCATCATCTATAACAATTGATTCATTTACAATATCTTCAATTGCAGCATCACATTCTGGATGTATAGCAACACCTCTATATTTCATTACTAACTGATAATTGTCTTTAGATCCACTGCCATCAATATCTACATATTGGCCAAAATGACCAGCTCCTGAAGCAGTCACATAGCCAGCGCCATCGTCGTCCTTTGCAGTAACAACTGATTTTAGCTTTTCTTCTTTATCTTTTGAGCCAGATCTTTTTATTTCAAAACCAAAAAGCTTAAGTGAATTATCTGCCATAATTAATCCTTTAAATATACTGGCAAGGGGGAAAGTATTTCCCCCTATACCTTTTCAATTAGTACTATTTATTACTTAATTAAGAAGTAACTTTTGAACCAGTACCTACTCCTGTGAAACTTTCCCAATATTGTACCATGAAATTTACACCAAATTCTTCTATAGTATCATTACTACTATATGAAAGTGCGATTTCAGAAATATTTGATGGGAAACAACCTCTAAATATATACGTATATAGAGTTGATTCATTTTTATCAAGTTGCTCAACAGTTAAATCAGCTTGATAATCTAATGGTGAAGTAACACCAGTATTTGATTGGTGAGCATTCATTGCATTCATCCAAATTTCCATACTTTTTCTTACTTCAAAATTAGTATCGTTAATGATATTTACTGACCAAGCCTCAAAAGTTCTATCTCCGGCCATATATAATATTCTACCGCGATATGGAACTGCAACTGGATTAATAGTAGATGCTGGTAAATTACCGGCATTACACATAAATGATGTTAGTTCAACATCACCAGTCATGATTCTTGGATAAGCAAGTGTGATTTTAAACAGATTGGGACGTGCGCCGCCACCTGCTAATTTAGCTTTAAATTGGTCTACACCTAATATTGCCATTTTATTCTCCTATCCCTTTATGTAGCCTGACCAACAACTTCTTCAAACGAAACACCGGTGCGAACTGCAACGAAGTTAAGAGTGATGAAGTTAATCGACCGTGCTGGTTTAATAAAGAGACTTGCTACAAATTGATTTGTATCGATAATCGATGGAGTATTATTTGTCTCATCGGCTAATAGCCTAAAGTCAGTAATACCTCTTCGACCTTTTATATCTCTCAATAATGGTTCAATGATATTTACAAATTCTGCTCTTGTAAATTCGTCATTAAATTCGAATAGAATATTTTTAGCAGCTTCTGCAATGGCTCTTTCGATAACCAAGAAGAGTCTACGAACATTAATTCTATCAAATGCTGATGGTCTATCTAAGTGTGTTTTATCACCGAATAATAGAATACCGCTTCCTGGCATATTAGTTACTGGATTAATGCCATTTCTATAAAGCTCATCTCTTTGAGATTTATTAGGTGAATATGTTAAACCAGTTACACCAAAATATTGTCCTCTTCGTGTACCAGCAGGTGATACCCAAGGAGCAAAATTATTATCAGTAGCTGCACATAAACCAGCTGTTGAAGATGATGCAGGAATGTGAATATACTTATCATTGTATTTGTCATACACTTTTAAGAAATTATTATCTACGCTAAGATATGAACTTCTTGTTAAGTTTTTAAGACCAGTTAAGATAGATGCATTTGCCGTTGCTGGACTATTAACAACACCAGATCTCATCGGAGAAGCAAAAACCATACAATCTTTTCTAGTTTGAGCAGCAATTGATGTTAAGTGATTAGTAAGAGTAACATGATCTGTAGAGCTTACTAAACTTGGTGCAATTATAAAATCAATTAGATACTGAGCTGGATCATCAATTAAATTATAACTATTCATATAATCATCGACTCCAAGAGGATCACCTTCATCCCCGAGAGTTAATGTAACATCTAACTGCGCAGCCAGTTTCATATCTGATGTTGAAGTAGCTGCAGCACCAGCACCGGTGCCCATACCAGTTGGCATATCAACCATTTTTACGTATTGGGATCTTTGATTAATAACTTCTCTAATAAAGTTATTAGTACCATCTGCATTTTGTGCTCCAACT